GAATCTACTTTTCCTTTCTTTGTACTTTTTATTTTTGAATCTTGTAATAACAAATCTTTTGTCTGCGTGAAAAATTCGTAGAATGATCGTTCGCTGAGAGTATTATAAGGATTTGTATTTCTTATTAATGAATTTTTATTAAAATCAAAATTATTTTGATTTATATTCACATTAAAGTTGAAGTCAATTGGTCTAGATTTATATGTATTTCCAATTATATAAGGAAACTTGGGTTTTAAGTCTTCATTGAACCCAATAATTTTAGAATCCCCTTCCTCAAGGGTCATAAAGTATGCATAAGTTCCATTTGGGAATTCTGGAGTTACGCAAAATCTCCCATTATGCTCATCTAGATCCCCACTTCCATCAAATACATAATCTTCTACAAAATATCCACTAGGAAATTTTTTCTTATCTGGTCTATTTTCTGTACTATCTACAGGTTCAGGATATCCACTCAGTATTAGCCTTACTTTTTTATTAGTTGGAGAATCATATCCATAAGGCCCATATATTGGATTTCCATCATAAGCCCATCCTAATAGTGGAGAATGATATTTTTCAACATCAGTATCATTAGCATAATCGCTCTTGTATTTTGTATTTTCTTCTATACTCTTTGCAAATACTTTCTTTCTCAGTGATCTTGGTGCATACAAATGAGTGTATTGCAATCCATAGTTTTTATTTTTCCCCTTATATACAACACTATCATTTTCTTCTACTATTTTTGATGTATTTAATAATCTCTCAAAATTATTAATAGTCCAAAATTGTGGGTTGAATTTCAACTCACACCCATCTCCTGGAGAAATTACTTCAATTAGAGTATTTTTTTGTTCGTAGTTAATTCCAGGATTGATTATTTTTACATCAACTATCTCACCATTTTGTATAATTGGGGTCAATTTAGCCCCAAGACCAAAACCTTTAACTATCAAATCTGGTGGTGAGTTGTAATCTTTTCCTTTTTCGTTAATAACTACATTTACTATTCTTCCATTTGATACTATTGGTGTTATGACTGCACCAGAACCAGATTTTAATTCGTAATCTGGTTGTTGATTATAATTGATAATTTCTGACGATCCATATCCTACTCCACCATCATATATAAATGCTGATGTAATTTTCCCTCTGATTATTGGCTGCACTCTTGCAGAAACATCACCATTTATGTTGGTAGAAATTCCAATTTTGCCAGAAATTTTTACTTCAATTGGTTCATAGTCAAAAATATGATTACCAGATCCTTGAGATTTTAGATCAACATACTGTTTTATTTTGTAGTAGAAGTCAAAAGAAGTTGATCCTGTACCAATCGTAGATAATTTAAATGATTGGTCGTCAACTTTAGTTAAAATATATTTTCCTGTACTCAGTCCACTTATATTTTGTTCTCCACCATAGTAGTAAACTACATCTCCACTCTTATATGGGATTTCATAAGCACTGATAGTATCAAATGCTGTATTGATTCCAGAAGATGAGATCGATATTTTATTACTTTTATATCCGGATCCAGAGTTAGTTACATTAATTGAACTTACTTTTTTCTTTCTTGTAGTAGACTTTAATCTATGATTTCCAACGCCATAAGAGGTGAGATCCACGGTATTAATTCCAACAAGAGCATCATTTTGAGTTTTGTGGAATTTTATACTATACCCATCTATTACGCTGATGTAGTATTTTGCTTCTGTCGTCAATCCACCAATAGGAGTATTTGTTCCTGGACTGTAAATCACAGATTCTCCATTCCTGAATCTGTGATATGTGGAGAATCCTATTTTATTCTCTATTAGGTTTATTCTCTGGTTGGTAGATGATGGATTTAGATCAACAAAATGATCATAATCTATCATTTTTACTTCGGCAGTAGCACCTTGTCCACCACCCCCAATAATAGTGACGACCGGAGTATCAATATAATCAAATCCACCATCAATAACATCTATCCTTTGTAGTGATCCTTCTACCCCACAAAAACCAAGTGCAGCAGATAATCCAGAAGATGCTGGTGATATATCAAGTACCGGAGGATTTATTACATCATAATTGTTTCCTGGTGATAATACATCTATTGTTTTTATTGATCCATAATGTAGATAATCATCCGACTTATAATTTAATATTTCAACACCATTAATCAGTATTCCAGTCGTTCCGTGAATTGTTTCATATGTCTTTCCGGTATTCTCTGGTGTTTTTAGTAATTTTATAAGTCTCTGTGAATCAATTTCTGATGGTAAATTATTTTGCTTTGAAAATTTAAGAAGACTGATTGTATTATTTGTATTATTTGTAATTGAAGTAGAAGATATACTAACAAATCTTCCATACCTTATATCTGATCTACTCCTTGCTAATTTTATTTCATTTTCGCTTTCTTTTTTTACAAAGTATACGCCAGATTGAATTCCCAATGAATTACTTTCGCTTTCTGGAGAATAGACTATCGCATCACCAGTTATAAAACCGTGCGATTTCGTTCCCAAATTCAACACTTCTCCAGAAAAAGATCCACTCAGATTAATCTTATAGTCATCTACAAGATTTGTATTTTCTCCATATGATGGTAAAGATGATGATGTTACATAAACATCATCGGAATCAAAATCACGATATACATTTAGTATATCAGAAACAAATTTATTGGAAAACTTGGAAATTTTTCTTTTGATATAATAAATTTGAGAAATATTCTTATCTATTGTTGTGATTTGAAAACTTTTCCCAGGAACACTACCAGTTGGAATAGTTGCTCTAAATGTACCAATAGTTCGTTTTTGCTCCGAAACATCGTAGTATTCAACTTCAACCGAATCACCTTCTAGAACTCCATTATCATCATAAGTTTCAATTCTATAATTAAAGTTTCCAGTGGAAGTAAAAGATTTAACCTCACACTTCACTGTTTTGTTGAAAATCCAGGTATTATCTTGTAAGTAGTTTTTGTTGTATCCTAATGTTAAAATCTTAGCAACATCGCCCTTTTCATAATACTTGGAATTTGTGGGAATATTTGTCTTTGATATAACTCCAGTAATTCTAAATCTTATTTCATTACCAGATGAGTCATAACCATATGCATAAGTGTTGAGTGATATTTCTTTCCCTGGTTGGATTGTTTCAAGAATACCACTACAATTTAAAAATTGATTGATTGTTTTTCCATTGTATTGAATTAATATATTACCAAATTCTCCCGCAACAGCAAGTTCTCCTGATTCTGGAAATCCTATCGTGGAATCAACAGTGATGTATTCAGAACCAATGGCAACATCATCGGATATTACAGTTTTGGGATGTATTTTCAGATCACCAAAAATAGAACCAGAGACGATGACATCTTTATCAAAGTCATAGTCGAGCATTAATGTATAATATGCTTTTCCATTCTTTATTTGTCTTTGAATATCGGTTACCGTACCAAAAGACTTTGGTATATCGCCATATTGATCTTGGAATACTGTTTGATTGAGTAGCAACTCTGGATCGCCTTGGATTGCTTCTACAACAAAGTTTCTTGTGACTCTATATTGAGCATTTGATGGCTCTATTAGATAGTTTCTTGGGAGAATAACTTCTACATCTTTCCCATACAAAACTCTAAACAAGATCTCAAATGATCTATCTGTTCCTTTTGAAGTATAAAAATCTTTGGATTGTTTTAAGAAAAGATTTTGATCTACACCAGGGAACAATTCACGATTATCAAATCCATAAAGAAATTGTTTCTTTACTTTAATGAAGAATTCTTTTAGGAATAAAGAACTGAGATTTTTGACTTCTACTCCCGATGTGTGTTCTTGTATTTGGCTAGAAGAAAATGAAAGTTCTTCTGTATTTCCAACCGAGTATTCTGTTACTCCACTAAATCCCCTAATACACTCAACGAAAGAAGTAGAAGTCTTAGATTTATATAAAACTATTTCGCTACCAATTTGAATCAATCCATATGTTTGTGGAAATCCATTTGTATCACTAACATTAATTGTATTATCAACAAAACTAACATCTGAAGTTAAAGATGTAGTTTCAACTAAATTTGTTAAATTATTTACTTTTACATATTGATCAATATTTTGCAGAATATCATAAGAAGAACCTTTTGATTCCAATGAACGGTAATATTCTGTAAGAAGTTCGGAAACAAGAGGATATTCCTCCCTCACAAAAAGGGGAAGCTGACTTTCTACGATTGAACTGATCTTGATTCTATTATTTGTTTCCATTTATTAATTTCTTACTAGATTTCCATTTGAATAACTGGAAGAAATGATGTAATTTGATCCTGAAGTATCTGATCCAGATTCAATATTATCTGGTATAGTATTTACTTCCAATCTATTAATATCTATCTGCAAATATAAATCCTGAATTCCTAAAATATCATTTGATTCTGGAATTGCAGAAATCTCAATAATTGGAGTTCCGCCATCAGTTTTTTCTGTGGATATAATTTTTATTGGATTTGTTATAATTTCTCCTTTGATATAATCAACAATTCCAACTGATTTTCTTACAATTACTGGGTCAACATTTGAATTCAGAGAAAATAAAAATAAAGATCCGGTTTTCATATCAGAATTTGGAATATCTCCAAAATAAACAGTATTTGCTATTCCACTGACTTTGAATCCAGATGATTTTATGTTATATCCTGTTGTATTTTTTATGTGAAATTGATTTCTGTAGCAGATTTCATATTGAGCAAATTGATTTTCTGAAACTTTCAGGTCTCTGCGTATTTGAAGTTTTGTAATGTTTGAAGTAATCGCAGAATCACTATCATCTATTAATTTTTGATATTTACTGAATTTGAATCTTGCTCCATATTTGTTTAATTCTTCTGAGTCTGCATATCTCTTGATATTATTAACCACTCTTGTTTTAAGTAAATCTCTACTCAGGGAAGAATTTGTATCATAATAAACATTAGAAGTTGGTTCAATATAAAGATACTTAAGGTCAAGAATTTCTGGAATTATTCCGGCAACTGCATATTTTTTGAGTTGGAACTTAATATTGTCCTTCACTGTATTTGACAGAAAAGAACCATAAAATGGTTTGATTGTTATAAAAACTTTCCCGTATTGTGGTGGAGTTAATTCTTCTCCGCCAAATGCACTTACAGATTCTGCTTCTGAATAAATTTTTGGTATCAAAGTCTCATAGTCTGCTGCTGTCACAGCTCTATTCTGTGATGCATATGCTCTTGGGGCAAAGTTTCTAATAGAATTGATAGATTCTATTGCTGCTCCACCACTAGAAGGAAGATTTGTGGTAATCAGAGAGACAGTTTCGTTGACTGGTGCTCCATCTTCGTTAGTCAGTATCCCAGCAAAATTGAAAGAAGAAAATCCATTTCCATCTGTACCAGAAGAAATCAGATAAGATACCTGGATATAATTATTTTCTACTAACTTTTCTCCAAATACTCCATCACCAAATAGTAATTCATATCTCTCGTCTTCTATTTCTTGTATAAAAAACACTCTTGATGTTGCTGTTACATCAAGAATACTTGAGGAGTTAATAAATTTCTTTGCGCTACTACTAGATTGTGTGTCTTTCACGGACACTTTAAGAGTTCTTGTATCAATTCCTCTATTTTCAAGAATATATCTTTGATTTGTCGTATTTGGAAGTACGGTAAAGTTAGTATTAACATATGAACCCTCGTAAATTTCAATTCCATCAAAAGATGCTATTCCATCAATAACAGGAACTGTAATATCATCTAAAACAGAAAAAACAAAAGATGATCTACCAAAATTGGATGTATTACAAACAACACCACTTTTGAGGGTTACTATTTTTGTAGATGGATTGCTTACTTGAACAAAGAAACTAATATTTGCTTTTGCTGCTCTTCTGGAATTTGGGACATATCCAATATTTCTTGCTAAAGAAACAATATTTTCCCTTAATGTCGCACTATCAATGAAAACCTCATTACTCACCATATTTGCATTATATGATGAGATATACGTATTATATGCTAAAACATCTATTAGAACAGATAAATTAGATCCTTCAAAATCATAATCGGTAAAATTTGAGTTAGATCTCAAATAATCCTGAATTGACGCCTTTATCTGATCAAAATCTAAGTTGGTAAAATTAGTTAATGCCATTATCGTGCTGACTGTAGTGCAAATGTAATCTGTTGTGGTAGGGCATCAATTCCGACGATATAATACCTTATTGATACATTAAATTCATAGGCATCGTAATTTGGTTTTACATCCACTCCTATCAATTCAACTCTTGGTTCATAATTTTCTATTGTATTTGTAATCTCATCTTGAAGAATAGATGCAGATACATCATCAATATTTTCAAAAAGACTCTGTGATACTTTTGAACCAAGATTTTGATTGAAAAATCTTTCTCCAGGTAGAGTAAATACCAAATTACGAAGAGAGCGAGCAATAGCAGTCTCATTCTTAATATCAATCAAATCATAAGTCAAAGGATTGACCTGAAGTGAGAGACTTATATCTTTGAAACCTTTACTGACTCGCTCTACTGGCATTAAAACTATGTAAATTCTATCTTATTTATCAACCAAAAATTGGTTCTGTTCCATACTCCCAATCATCATAGTCATCATCATTACGTATTTTCGAGTGTAATTCATTTTGAATTTCAAAATCGTGTTTTTTAGGAGTCATTTCATCGTGATTAATCTCACGAAGCATTTTTTGTTTGGAAATTTTTTCTTCCCATCCATATTCATTGGATAAGTACTGGGTTCCCCACATATTCATCATATATTCTTTGTTTTTGTCGGTCATTTTGTCTCCTGATTGATTAAATCAGAACTTTTTACGGGGTTTCTATCCCGTGAATCAATAAAAAATCCTCTTCTTAGATAATCTTTATCTTCTATAAATGTAAATTCTCCTATTTTTTGTGGTCTATCTCCTTTCCAAACAGGTATTGCAACATTATTTCCGTATCTAAAATCTGGATTTCTTCTGAAATGAACCTCTATCAAGTTATTTCCTATAAATTCACAATTAATCCATTCATAATTTCCCCTAAGATCATTTAAAATGCTTGGGAATTCTATATTTTTTTGTATTTTCGTCCATTTTTTCCATTTATAAAGAGGTTCATCTTCATCTCTTTCACCCAAAACGACTAATTCTGATTTTTTATTACAAAAATCAACACTAATATGAGGTCCTTCAAAGATTTCACACCAAAATTCTGAGGGATGAAAATGGTCGGTTTCATCATCAATCCATTCAATACGAGAAAATCGTCCCATTCCAAGTAAATTAATACTTGGAATGGGACGATATAATATCCAGAAACAGGAACAGGCACCCCCGTAGGTCCACAGAGATGCCCTAAATGATGATTTAAGAATAGTTTATTATATACCCAAAGATCTTCTGAATTAATAGAGTTCCATTCATCAATACAATCTGGATACATAAGTATCTTAATCTAATTAATAGTATTTAACCTTTTCCTTGACCCCGATATTTCTTCTTGCGACCATTGCGAGAAGTCGCAGAAAAAAGAGTTCTAGATGATCTCCCCTGACGAGTCTTCTTAGGTGCTCCAGGTTGAAATAGATTTCCTTTAAGTGCCATTAATTTTCCTCCAATTCAATTTCATTAGCGTCAATTTCACCATCATAAGATTTTTGTGCTAACTCAAAGAGAATCTCAGTGGATTCTTCTTCGGTTAGGTTGTTATAGATTTTTCTTCCTTTGTATAAGATGTTCATCATAATTCAATCACTTTTATGACATCTTTATGAAGTTTTCTTCTTCCTTTTGATACCGCAACTAATTTTGTTGCTGCATACCCATTCTCTCTTGCAAATTTACTTATGTTTGTTACTATTAACTTTTTTTGGTCAAGGAAAGTAATTTCATAAGATTTTGGAGGAGTTCCCCATCTTCCCATTTCTTGTGCTTTTCTGACATTATCACCTCTAGTGATCCATTGTAAATTTGAAGGTTGGTTATTCAATTTGTTTCCATCAATGTGATCTACGCATTCTAGATTATTTGGATTTGGTATAAGAGTTTCTGCTATCAAACGATGTAAAAATAATTGTCTTTTCCCCTGTTTCCCCATATTTAAATCAACTCTTATATACCCATATGGACTTATTTGCAGTGATAATTCTCTTCTTTTTCCTGGTATGATGATAAAGGGTCTGGGATTTCCCTTGGGAATCCCTTTTGGTACTCCCCAAGAACTAAAAACTTTTATTTCTTCCTCATGGATGGAAATGTAATATCCCTCCCATCCATTTATTTCATACTCCATAATTAAATCATTCGAATTTTTTCATGAAGAACACGAATTCTTGGATCACACCAAATTTCAAATCCTGCTTCTTTTGCATCAAGGCAGAATGAAACATCCTCTCCACACATATCTTGTACTGCACCAGATTCAAAAACTTGCATCTTAGGAGCAAACCAAGGATATTCAAGATTCTCAAATACTCCCTTTTTAATGAGAACCCATCCAAAACCTGTGTAATCCACAGTAAATGGCTTACGCCTTTTGCTGATTGATTCCACAGTTTCGTGGTTCATTACTCCACCATTGGAGCGGAATTCTTCTTCCTCTAACCAATGTGCAACTGAAGTCGTGCGACCATCTTCAGTACAATACCAACCAGCAACAACTTCTTTCTCTTCTCCTTCTTCATTCAAAGCAAGATCACAAAGTTGCCAGAATTTTTCACTATTAAAAACAATATCACTATCAATCCATAGTTGATAATCATATTGCAGTTTTCCATCCCAAGGAACTTGCTTAGGTCCACGAAGAACATTTGCACCAAGACATTTGCAACGTGCAAAATTAACCATTGATGAGTAATCTTGTGAAATCTGAATACTCATGCCATTTTGTACTAAATCAAAACAAAGTTGTACAAATGACTTTAGAAAAGTAAATGAACATCCCCTTCCAGGAAGACAAAACACAATACTCTTGCCTTTCATTCTTTCTTTAATTGCATCATAATCCCATTCCTGCTCTTTGGGTTTTGGTGCTGCTGCTTTTACTGTAAATCCCTTTGCCATTCAATCAATCCTCCAATAAATGTGTGTTTCAATTTTAACAGGGTATATATGCCTTGTCAATGCTAACGAATTTCCAGAGTCAATGAGAAGAATTTAAAATCACCTCTTTATTCACAATTAGTTCCTCATAAGATAGATCCTCAACACTATAATCAGTTTTCATTAAACCAACCATATTATTCAAAGTATTCCAAGTTGTTAAAAACTCTTCTTCTTTGATAGAATGAAATAAACACCTATCCTTTGCGTAAATGTGATATATCTTTTCCATAGTATTCCAAGCGACCTTTTGAGTGAAAAAAATTTTTGGGAAATTTTTTTGAGGATTTTTGATTATTTAATCGCATTATATATCGCTGCAATCGGGTCTCCAAAAATTCCAATATAAAAAAATCCACAATGTTTTTTCTTTACTTATCTTTGTTCTCTTTTGTTTTTGTGAGTCTTTAGATGTCATTTTTTTCTGGGAAATTTTTTTTTTTATGAGAGTGAAATAGAGGTCAAAAAAAACATACAGTGTAGGTTAGGGACTTAGGGTTTTTTAT